CACCTCTATAAAGTTGGCGTATTACTGACTTCATTGGTTTAATAGTTCCGTTGTCGTTTTTAAAAATCTTAGGTAGTATTAAGCCATTAACTTGATTATCTACGATTGGAGTAGGTGCATAAATTAATTCAGTCTTTTTAACGGGCTTAACAAATTCACTAACACAATCGGTATATCCAAAACCATAAGTTTGTTTATATTGTTTAAAGTAGGCATCGTTATATTGGTCGCTATCTTGTTTATTCCAAAACTCATAACGCTTTGTGTCAAGTTCACTAACAGGCAATACTTCATAATCTTTGCTAAAGTCTAATAACTCAGACCAGTTATCTTCACCTGTATAAAATCCGTCATCACGTGGCTCAATAATATAATCTTTTGCCTTGTCGGGATTAGGAACCATGTAAAGGTTAGCCGCTTTTATTTCAGTCATTAACCAATCAATCTGTTTAACCTCGGTAGGAATACATTGGTTAACTTCTAATGTTGCTCCCTCTGTAATATTGTTATTTAATAACCTTGCGGCATAAGTACTGTTTGTTTTTATGTTTATTTTTGCAGTTGTAATTCCCGTTGTTACAGGTACGGCTGCGGCAGTATATAAATCATAGTTTAAAATTCCATATACTTCAACTCTATAATTCTCGGTTGCTAAAGCCGCCCAAGATGGTAACTGAACATATAATTGATAAGTATTTGAAGTTAAAGTTGGCATAGCTGTATTACCTACAGTGTAAGCAGAGGTTGCTATTGGATTCCATGCGAACCCGTTAAATTGTGTTATTTGAATAGTAACAAAAGAATTTGCGTTTAAGTAAGCATTTGTTGCCGTTCCTAAACTATTAGTTAAAACTATTTCAAAATCTATTAACGTTTCAATTATAAAAGTATTTGTTGTTGTTGGCGAAAATATACCCGTACCCGTTGCATAGTTACCGCCTGCATCGTTATAAGGGGCTACGTTGTCTTCATTAAATAAAACAACGTCAGGACTTGCAAAACTTGAAGAAACCCATTGACTACTAAAAGTACTATAACCAGTATTAATTAAAGCTCCTGTTTGTGTTGAATTACGCCTTGCATAGAATTGACTATTAGCTATTCCCGTCGTTCCTAACGTTAGATATTCTTTTGTTGGTGGTATTAATTGACTTTTATAATATGCACTATCTAAGTAAGTAGAAGTCCATGTATAACCTGCGGCTGCGAATATCTTAGCCATGTACTCACGCTTGTATAGTTGAGGTCTCATGTGTTTAACATGATATTCAACATCAGTTAGTATTTGGTTTTCGCCCCAATTAATTAATCCGTAATAGTAACCAGAGCCAATAACACCCGTTACACTTGTTGCAGGAATCCAACTATTTGTTACATTAGCTTTAGTTAACGAATGATTATAAGCACTAAAATCTAAATCAGTTAAGTAAGCATCGCCAATGGCTAAAAACAAATTGCCAATAGTTCCCGTTGCTGTGGTTTGGTAGTTTACCGTTTTACTATCAGGGTCAACAATTACTTTTATTAATTGCAAATCACCATCTAACTGCAATACCTCATTAACGTAATACTTTATCTTACATTTTAATCGAGGGTCAAAAGTAGTTAGTGTACTGTTTAGTTTCCAAATAACTCTAAAGAATAAATCTACGTCTTTAGAATTAAAGTTTATTGTTTTAGAAAAGGTTGTATTTCTTTTACTAGGGTCTTTAACGTCTGCTATTAAATAGCTTAACGATAAAGGTATTTCCTGAATATAACTTACGTCGTATTCAACACCAGCTTGGTCATATAATAATACTTTTATGTTAGCCACGCTGTCTAAAGTTTTGGTGAGTATAATCTAAATCAATTTGATAGTTTCTTAGTCTATCTGTATTCTTAGTAGTGTAACTTGTTTGTGTTACCTTAACCCCTTTGTAAGTTGTTGTGTTGCCAATATCTAAGCGTACATCGGTAGAAGTAAACAAATCTTTATGCAAGGCAAATTCAGCATCTGTTAACCAATCGCTATTTAATTGTAGCTTATCTTGAATGGTTACTGATTGTATCTTTTCGCTATTCAAAGCAGGATCTAAAGTCATAACGTTAGATATTAATGACCATCCACTCTTTCTAAATGATGTTGTAGTTTTACTACTCGATAAAGTAGCAGCTAAATTGCAATGTAAAGTTTCATAAGAGCCATTAGCTTTTAAATAATGTAAAGTGTAAACCTCAAATTTAGGATTACATTCTATTGTTATATTTTTGATAACATCATTTGTGTCACCATTCTTAATAACATAAGATGCAACGTTAGAAGTAATGATAGGATATGTGCCACTATTAACGGTAACAAATGGGGCTGTTATTCCTAACAAGCCTTTATAACCAACGTCAATGGCAACGTAATTATCAGAGAATAAACCCGTTCCGGCATCTGGTCTGTTTATTGAATAGTTACCTAATAAAGAGCCGGCTGCATCGTAAGTAAATATATCAATCTTATTTAACTCACCTATATTTTCTTGACATAAAACATAAAGATATTGCGAGCGGTCTTTGTATGTTTTACTAGGAAGTAAAGTTAAGTAAACTAAATTAGGTATTGAACTATCATAACAAAAGTAGTTAGGTGAATAAGGGGCGATATATTGTTTGTCAACTCCTGCATTCCAAGTAATATAATCTTTATCAACTCCTGCAAAGTAAGTTGGTACGGTTGCAACGTCATAAGTTTCACCAACATTAAAACGAAACTTTCTAGTTGCATTAGTGCATTTTTGCCAACCGTACAAATTAACGGGAATATAGTTAACCATTAATAGTTGAACATACGCTTGTAAATCCATTACTAATCTATTGTTAGGGTCTGGTTTTACTTTGATAGTATCAAATGTATAAGAGCCTGTTACATCGGTTAAAACGATTGTATAATAAAAGTTAGGCTGTATTGTTTGATTTGACGTTGCAACTACCCAATTCTCATTGTAGGCAGGTGTTGGTGACGTTGGGCTTGATTGTATTGTTATTGCCATTATACTACTGTTACTTCTTTACCTATTAATTTAGATATGTTAGTTAATAAATCTTTTAAATCCTGAGGATTAGAACCTTGCTCTACAAAAGGTTTAGGCTTAATTCCTTTTTTACCTATTGACCTTGCCACTATAAAAGCAAACTGTTTCGCTGCTTTTTGGAATGGTAGCTTTTTAACTATTCTTTTAGTAAACCCTTTCTTTTTATTATATTCGATTGTCATATCGTATATAATGTTAGCAGGGTTTATTCCGTTTTTAGCTTGCCACTTTTCGCCTAAAGCTTTTGTTGGTGGCATTTTACCTTTCTTTCTGCCATTTTCAATATAGTACCAATAGTCTTTATCGGCATATACACCAAGCGTTACCTTGCCAACTCCATAACTAACCCCACCTTTAAACCTTATATCTACTGCACTTGGGTTACCTCTACCGCCTTTTTTAAGAGCGTCAAATAAAGATACCTCTAAATCCTTTGCCCACTTTTCAGTAAAGTCATTTAGTAATTTATCTATTTCTTCGTTGACGTTCAATTTCTTCAGCCTCCATTTTATTCTTATCCTTAAGATAAGATAGTTCATTTAATAATCTTATTACACCCCACTCATGCACATCGTCTTCTGTTATTCTATTAGCTTGGGATACCTCTTTAATTATGTGAATCCATCCCCAAAAATCGACAAACCTTTCTCTCTCAGTTCGGTTTCGATCTCTTTGTTGATCGTCTTCATCGCTTCTACCCCCTCCAAATAATCCAAGGTATTTAGATTCCAATTCGCCAATACTTCTAAGCAAAAAAAAACACTTGGTTGTGCTATCGACATTGGTGCGTTTAGAAACTTATCTGCTACCTCAGCGTGTTTGTTACCATCGTATTTGAATGATAGGTATTGAGCAGGCTCATAAGTTAAGGCACAAAGTTCGTGTAGTTTATTAGGAAAGTAGTCGGGCTGCTCCATTAACGTTTTAATCGTAATGTAACGAGCCACGTTTATATCGTTTACCGAGCGTGATGCCTTGTAAAAGTTACCACCTTGCCATGTAATTAACTTAGGTTGTGGTTTATACTTAACAGATTTTAATAAGCCGCAAGTAAAAGACTTAAATGATACTTTAGGTTGGATGGGTTTGGTAAGGAATGAAAGGCTTTTAACTAAGTACTTGTAATGCTTTAAATCTAAGTTTTCAACTTCGTCATAGGTTTTGCCGGTAAAGAATGAAATGATACGTGACCAATCTACTTCGCCCTGTAGGTGGGGATAGATGGTTTGGTATTGTTCAATGGTTACTTTATTCCAATTAAAAGGTATTGTCATATACCTATTAAATACTAAAAAAGTTGATTTGTTTTAGGCAAATGAATAACGACCTGAACCTTTATTTATCTTATTAAGAGCTACATAACGAATAGCATCAATAGTGTGATTGTTAAAATCAACGGGTATATTTTTACCATCTATCCATTTATAGGACCTAAACTCTTTTATGGTATAAGTTGACGTTCGGGTTATGTTAATCTTAAATTGCTTTAAAGTGTCTATTGAATTACGGATTGAGTCTGCTCCTTTGTTAGCCCCTTGAATATTAAAACCTGCCCTTGTTAAGTCTTCAATACTTTTAGGCTCAGCACTATCAGCAACTATTGGCATGGCTCTTGTTACACCTAACCTTGTTAATTCGTTTGCAATATCGCTATTTGTTAATCCTGTGCGATATAACAGCTCGTCTATGTATATCTCACTATTGTATCTAAATACTTTTATAACCGTTGTAGGGTCATTAGTAAAGCCAAAGTCCATACCTATTCCAAGTAACTCAGCACCCAAAGGAATGTTATCTACAATATCAAAGTTTCTAAAGACTAAGCCCTCTATTTTACCAGTCATGCCACGAGCATAAACCTTGAATAGTTCCATGTCTTTAAACCTTAAGCCCTCTATTTTATCTCGTATCTTTTGAGCAACAAAAGGATTGTGCCGGTGGTCGGATATGAATAGTTTAACGCCATCCGTACCTATTAGATTTTCATGCACCCAGAACTCAGCGTTTGGATTGTAGTCGATATAAACTTGTTTACGGGTACGCATATACAATTCGTTAAATATATCGTATGTTATACCCTGCGCTTCGTTTATGAATAGATAATCCCTTTTACCAGACTTCGCACCTTGAGCGGTCTCATAGCTTTTAAACTCCATTACAGAGCCATTAGCAAATTGAAAGATACGGTCTGTTCTATTGTAGTCTGCTATCTTATGCCTAAGTTGTTCGCTATTGTTGTAGATATCTAAGGCATCACGTAACGCCCCGGCTTTTAAGTTAGGGATTGATTCACCAACAACTGTGATAACTATTGGCGATTGAATGGCTTTAGTGAATAGGACTTGAAGTATTGAATATGTTTTCCCAGACGAAGATCCTCCTTGGTTTACGAGTACATCTTCGGTAGCAAAGTAATTAGCTTCATATAGGCATGAGGTTTTAAACACATTAATCTAAACTAATATCCTTTTCATTACTACTAAGTGGCGAATCGCTTTTAATAATCTCAACTGTTGTATTGAGGTTTGTATTCTCATTCTTAGCTTCGACCTTATCAGTCATGCCTAATTTATTCTTTGCATAGAATATTCCTTTGCCCTCATTAGCTACAATATCAACAGCTAAAGAACAAAATAAATCGTCTATCTTTTTTATAGTGTTACTTTTTTGCTCAC